TAGAAATCTTCAAGCTCATCGACTGCCATCAGCCTGCCCTCCACGGTCCGGTCGAGTTCAAACCCGCGGCATCGAGGATCTGCCGCGCCGATGGAGCTATGCCTGTGGCGACCTGCTGCCGTACCTTTGCCGCGTTCTCCTGCTCCACGGTGGAATAGGAGAATGACGCTCCGCTGATGCTCTTCGATGCCTTTACGCTCACGTCTACGGCACCACCCTTATCGGGGTCGATACCGAGCTTGTTCAACGCAGTGGCATGGGCACAGGTGGCGTCACGGAACGCTTCGCGCACGCTCTGCTCCACGGGCAGATCATCGTCATCGACCAGGTACACGCAGACGCTCGTATATATGCGTACCGCGAGGGACGCGGCACGCAGCAGCGATGTCACATTGTCCGGCAGTTTGGCATCGGCGGCAAGGTTGTTGTATGCCCGGTAGTCGTCGTTGGTGGCGTAGATGGCCATGGTCAGGCCTTGTCGCCGTCCGAAACGGGTTCACCGTCAGCGGCGGGCTCGGCATTCACTTGCGCGTCGGCGGCCTTGTAGGCGGCCAGGTCCTCAGCGTACTTGCGTTTCGCCACTAGCTCGCGTGCCGTGTAGATGATATTCGGGTCGGTTTCACCGAACAGTTGCGGGTTCTCCTTGCGAGCAACCTTCTCAGTGAGCAGCGAATACCCAGGCTTCGGCTGTTCGTTGCCGGCCTCGTCCTTCACGGTGAGGTACTGACTGTAATGCTCTTCGGTCACGGCTTGCACGCCGCCAGCCGCGTTCTTGATGTATTTGGTCATTGGTTGTCCTTCCAACAGGTGATTAGGGGTGCAGTGCGTCGCAGGGACTGGTTTTCGTCAAGCCTGCGACGCACGCGAATAGGAGGATTTGAACTAGTACGGATTTCTTACTAGTTCAAATGCGGTTAGGAGAGGACCACGAAGCCCTTCTCATCACGGAGCTTGGAGACACCGTAGAGCACGTCGAACGTGGTCTGCACGCCCAAGTAATCCTTGTCGTACGCCATGGTGCAGCGCAGCGTGATACCGGACTGCGGGTCGGACACGACCGCCTGGGTGACACCCGAACCGACCGGCGCGGAAGGCAGCGCACGAGAGGCAAGGATGATGGCACCAGGATCCAACGCAAGGTTGTGCGTGGAGGTTGGCGTGCCAGCGACGGAAGGCACCAACTGGGATTCGTGCAGTTGAAGCCCGTAGATGTCCTGCGCGATAAGACCGTTGGTGATGTCACCACGAGCCGCATTGTAGGAGAAGAAATTCTGCAGATGATCGTCACCGAGCAGTGCAGCGGAGTCCTTGGTGCTGACAATCAGGTGACGGTTGCCGCGAGGCACCTTGTTATCGGTGAACTTCTTATTGGCTGCACGCAGCACGGCGGCATCCATATCGGTACCGGCAGTGCCGAGAGAGCCACTGAACGAGCTGTACAGGCTGAACAGGTCGGTCTCCACCTGCTCGGCCAGAGCGATGACCTGAGCCTTCACATACTCCTGCGAAATGAGAGGCTGCGCCAAAGCTTTGGAATAGTCCTCCAGGAGGATGGTGACTTCCTTGTGCTTGTCGAGCTTCACCACGGTATCGGTCGGGTTAACGGCCTGCTTGGTGACGGGCTTGTTCTGCAACTTGTCGTTCGCAGTGAGAGTGCCCGCATACGGGATGTGGAGCGTGTCGCCCACGTTGAAGACGGCAACATCGGTGTCCTTGGTCACCAGTGGGGCGAGGACGATGTTGTTGCGCAGGATTTCAAGTGCTTCGTTCGCCCAGATCTGGGGGATGAACGGTGCAATGGTGGTGGTGTTGATGACTGCATCAGCCATGATTTGTTACCTTTCAGAGGTTATTTGATGCGACCCTCAGACATTGCTTTGAGGATGTCGCCTCGGTGTTCTCGGTAGAACGCAGGGTCGGAGATCTGCGCCTGCGTGTACGTGGTCGGGCCGCCACCGTTCTTGGTGGGGTCGATGCCACTGCGTGACGCAGGTTGCGGGGTTTTGAACGCGAGCAGTGCCTGCACTTGCACATCGAGTGCCTCCGCGTTATCCGCGGTGAGGAGTTCGACGGGGATGTTGTTCTTCGCAGCCGTTTCGGCACGGAGAGCCTGCGTTTGAGCCTGCTTGGCCTGGGCCTCCCATTTCGCCGCGGTATCCTGAGCTTTCTGCAACTCGGTTTTCTGCGACTCCTGGAAAGCGTCAAACTGTTTCGCCTTGTCGGCGTTGGCTTTCGCCTGAGCCTCGTTCTGACGAGACAGTGCTTTCCATTTGGTGGCTTCCTCCTGCCAATCATGCACTTCGGTTTCAGGCGCTGCAGGTGATGCGGGTGCTCCCGTTTCGGGAGGTGTGGGCTGCTGTGCCTGTGCTTCTAGTGGGGTTGGTGTTCCGGCGTCTGTTTCTGCCATGATGTTGTTCTCCGTTTCGGATCATTAAAAAAGCCACCCCGTTGCGGGATGGCGAAAACTAGTGGGAGGGCTACCTGCGTAGCCCGAGGTTGGGTTGTTCACGGTGTGACCTGCGCAGCAGACCGGTGTCCTTCGTGAGCTGTCGCAGTTGCGCCTGATAGCGGCGTATCTTCGCTCTGGCCACCGCACGCATCTGCGTGTCCTCGGCGTTCACCAGCACGCGCTTCTGGGCGCGTATCCGGCTTTCGAGGTTGCGCTGCTGCTGTGATGAGGTCCAGAGCTTCTCGTCCTGTTCCGACCATTCGGTGACCGTTGGGCGTTTGTCGCCCTCACGCCAACTGGTCAGTACATGCTCACAGTTGGGGTGCCACAATCCTGCGGCACGTGCCTCATCGACCGTCGCATCCGCGCGATCGTCTGGTGTGAGGCTGAGTATCTTGCCTTGCCAGGCGTTGCAGATGGGGCAGGTGTGCATGTGGACGGGAACCATGAACAGGGTGACGCCAGCGGCTTGCATGACTTGCATGTGAGCCTCGTTGTAGGCGCGCATGCTCGCCGTCCTGACCGCCATCTCCACGTAGGAGGACAGTTGCCAGTTACGGCCTGACTTGTCGGTGAAACCGGTCACGCCATGCTGTAGAAGGTCACGCATCATGTTCTGCTGCGCGTCCTTGATGGTGTGCCCCGGGGTGAGCATGTTGTGGGTTGCGGCACCGGAAGCGGTCAGCTTGTACAGGTCGTCATGCTGGCGCAGGATACGGGCTCGAATGTCTTTCAACTCGGTTTGCAGATCGACACGTATCGCACTCGTCGCACGCTCGCCCAAGGGCACAGTGAAATCGAATGGTCTCGGGCTGTTCCCTGACATGCGTACCGGTGGTGCCGGCGGTTTCGGGGGGAGCCTGCGTGCCTCCGTTCTCATGGCGCGTTCCACGCTCAGGGTGAGGGTGTCGAGCAGTTGGGGTGTCTGCCGTTCGAGTTGGTCCACGATACGACGTTCACCCCTGCGCATCATGCTGACGGCATGCGTCACTTCCAATGGTGTGGATGCCCTGCGCAACAGGCGCATGACCTTGCCCATGAGCTTGGTGAGCTGATTGTCAGCCAGCACGTACAAGCCGATGAGAGCGAGTTGGGCGTGTGAACCGTCAACGCTCTGACTCTGCTGCTCCTGTTGACTGTTGCTGGCTGTCATCGTCCGCTCCTGCCGTGCCGTCCACGTAACTGCCCTTCTGGTTGGTTTGCACTCCGCCTGTGGTGCTGCCGTTGTTGGCGACCGCCGCATACAGGTTCGTGTCGGATGAGATTGGCAGCATACTCAGATCGGATTTGATCTGCTCAACTTCCGTGTCGATCTCACCCATATCCCAATCGGGGTGCAGCATCCGTACCCTGGTGGCGACGCTCGTACTTTCCGCGTCGTTCAACAGGTTCAACGTTTGCGCGACCGTGTTCGGCGAGTCCGTGGCCGCTGGCGGGAACTCCACGTCGGGGATCATGTCGCCACGGTCGGGACCGTTGAACACAGCATGGTTCACGTCGATGAGTGCCGCGCACAGGTTGGCGAGCTGCGGACGCCAGTAGAGGATCTTGCTGCCGCGAGTGAGCATCGTCAACCGTTCCCTGGCCTGCACTTCGGTGGCGGTCATGGCCACATCGCCGGACTGGCCGAACGTGCTGGGACTGTATCCGCATGCACTGTAGGCGCGTTGGATGAGGTCCTGACAGGTCTGCTGGTGTTCCTCCCACCTGATGTTCGGTTGGAAGGTTTCAAGCTGGCTGCTGTCGTTGAGTTTGCTGCCTGGTGCATGCTCTAACGGGGTGAAGATCTCCTGATCCGTGTTGAACGTGGATCCCTGACCTGGCTTGCCTTGCTGTAGGAGTGTGCGGCTGGCGAACACTCGTGCCTTGCCGAGTCGGATGTCGCGCATCCAACTGGTGTACGCCTCATCAAGCATGTCGAAGATGGGTTCAGCGCCTTCGAAGTCACTGCGTCCCATGTGCTGTGCCGCGGGGTCTGTGCGCAGCCTGCGGTTGGGCATGAGGTTGGGGATGTACACGGCGGTGAGCAGGTCGCTCCCCGTGCTGATCTGCGAGTTCTCCTCCACCTGCAGACCCGCGGTGACGGGGTGCACGTCGAGTGGGATGCGTTTGCCGATGCTGGTCTCATTCGAGGACTCGTACACCGCATATTCGATATGTCCCGGAGTGTAGTCCTCAAGTAGCGTGTAGTTGCGTTTGACGCCTTCGATGCGGGGGAGTTGCGTCCAGAAGAGCACGGATTGCAGGTGTCCACCCAACCCGAACGTGGGTATCGCATTGTCGGGTGAGATGGCGGTGATGAAGGGCTTGCTGTCCACACTGGTGTCCCATGTCACGCGCAGGTATGCGCCACCGAACACGGATGCCAGTTCGGCCGCCTGCAAGAGTTCCGCATGCGCACTGTCATCAAGCAGGGTGGTGATGGTCGTGTCGAGCTTGTCGTCATCGTTGCGACTGTCGGTGTCGTTGTTGGCGGGATTACTGAAGGTGGGCATTTCGGCGAACAGTTGTGCTGCGCTCATGCGGGCGATCTCGGCGGGCAGTGGGATATGGGTTTTCACCGGGCGCTGCATGCTGTTGGCTGGTGTGGGTTCGCCCCAGAAGAAGCGTTTGACCTGTCCGAACAATCCGAGGCGTTGCGATGCCTGTTGGAGACTGTAGATGCGTGTGAGCTGATCTTCGTCTCCGGTGTACCAGGCGTCGTGTGACCGGTATTCGTTCTGGATGTTGTTCTGGCTGAGTGGCGGCCATGCTTGGCCGTTGGCGGGCATCACCATGCTTGGTCTCCATTCGTGAGTAGGGGCTGCCATTCGGTTTCGGTTGTGGCGACCGCGTAGCGTAGGCCATCCAGTGAGTGGTCGGCCTGTTTGATGGGCTTATCGAGTCCTTGGTCTGAGGCTTTGGGATCCCAGCAGTAGCCGGGGAATTCCTCGATCAGTCCTTTGCAGTGGGTGCTGATGTGGGGTTTGCCGGTGTCGAGCAGGTTGGCAACCTTGCTGATCCCGTAGCTCACATTGTTCTCACCGTCTGCGAGGTTGCTGATGCCGTCGTCGGCTAGTTGGACTTTGAAGCTTGCTGCCGCTGGGTCCACAAGGATCCATTCGGGGGCCAGTGCGGTTTCGTAAGGTAGGTGTGGTTGTGCCAGCCATGTGCGGAAACGTTGGGAGAGGTCTGCGTCAGTGATGCGAGGGTTGCCGGCGCGAGAATCGTAGCGGAATTCGTCGATCGCATACAGGTCATGTCCGGTGATCCTTCCGTACTGGTCGGTGATGGCGTGCAGGCCGAGCATGATGCCGGTGCTGGCGTTCGTGGTGCCGTAGTCGCAGCCGACCGCGAGGATACGACTCATGCGGGGGAGTTGTTGCCAGTCGGTGACGTGCCTGCCGATATCCCACATGGGGTATACGGCACCTTCCGCCGCGACCCATTCGGATTCGATCATCCGCCGATACCAGAGACCCGTGTATTGTTTTTTCAGTTCTCGAATGTATTCGGGGTTGTTGTTGACGAGCCAGGTGTTGTCTTCGAGGATGAAGGTCACACGGTACAGGTTCAGGGTCTGCTTATCGTCCCGTTCGTGTTTGACGCCGTTCTTGTCGATCCAGAGGCGTGCACGGTCAAGCCATTTCTTCTTCAACCAGTGTTCGGGCCCTTCGGGGTTGCAGGTGAGGAACAGGCGGGCGTTGGGGATGCTGAGACGGCTGACCAGCATGGTGAATGCTGATTCGGGAATTACCGCAGCCTCATCCAACAATGCGCCGGCAAGCGTGAGTCCCTGGATCTTCGTCTGTGCCTGGGCATCGTTGAAGCCGACGACGAGGCATTCACGTCCGAAGATCGTGCAGATACCGGTGGATTGCCGGTACACGATGTTCTTCGGGCCGAACCATTGCACCAGCGGATAGATCAGATTGTTCGCGATCGTCCGCTCAGTACGCCCACCAATCAACAGCAAACCCTGCGGACCATGCAAGCAGTACTTCACCCAGTAGAGCAGCTCACCAACCGTTTTACCACTACGAACAGCACCATCGAAAGCAATAATCTTCGCCCATGCGGGTATGTTTACAGCTGTGCCAGCTTTATTAGTAAGAGGTTCTAAAGAGGGCATAAAGGGCTTTCGTTTCAAACTGAAGAAGTCAGAAGGAAGAATAGAAAATGAAGATTTTGAAGATTCTTATAAGAACCGTTCTTATAGCTCTTGTAGCAGTAGTTCTTACAGGAGCGATCGCTGTGGGTATATTGTGGATTGCTTCATCATTCTTTGGTAAGCAACTTTCTGTAGGCCAAGCATTTGCGTGGCTTGCTGTGGTGAGTGCGTTTCTGGAGTGCCTTGCTTTTGCGCTACGCACGGCAACTGAACCTCAGAAAACAGCAGAAAACCGCAAGCGGTATGCTCAGTACGTTGAATTCCTGGCTGTAGCATATCTGGCAGCCTCTGCAATTGGCATAGCCATGACACTTTGATATTTGTTTCTTAGCTGATTCCCAATGTTTTCAGGTAGTCGTCTATCACGGTGACCGAAGTCTCCGACCGCTGATCCACCTTCTCCAACTCAATCGACCGTTGTAAAGCGATACCCACACTGGTCATGAGGTTGCGGGCATCAGCAGGCGGGGGCTTCGGCACATCGTGGGACACATACTTTCCTGATGGCGTGAACGTGTACACCAGCTGAGGCCTATGCAGGTCATCCATGAGCTCCTGAGCTTCACGCAGCAATCTGAGCTTCAAGTCGGCACGTAAAGATGCGGCGTCCGCCTGTTTCGCTTTGGTCGCGTTTTTCGTGAGCGTCCGGTCAAAGGTGAGTCCGAGTTTGTTGGCGTAGGTGCCTATGGTTGCTGGACTGCGGTGGAGTTGTCGGGCGATTTCGTTGCGGCTGAGTCCTTGCTCGTGGAGTTGTTTGAGCTTGGTTTCCTCCTGTTTGGTGAATTGTTTCATTGTTGCCTCCGGGCTGGTGCTTTTCGCGAAGGCCGTTTCGGCTGCGTCGGAGATGATGTGTGGAAGTGTAGGCCCGGCAGGGGAAGGAAAGAAGCAAGGGGCGGTAGTTTGCCGGGTGTGGAATACGAGAAAAGCCCAAACCGTTTGGCTTGGGCTTTTCTATAGTTATTCCATTGACATTATGCGGTGACAGTTGTGGTTGTGTCAAGTTCTGTCTGGTGATTTCTGGTGGCGATACGGTAGATGTCTGCATATTTGTAGATTGGCGTGCGGTCGGTGTCGGTTCCTACTGGGGTGAGTTTGTTGCGTGCTGCCCATTGGTTGATGGTGTTGCGTTTGAGTGTGATGCCGCTCATGGTGAATGCTTTGGCGCATTCGGCCGCCGTACCGGTTTTCTTGCCTTCACGAATGAGTTGGCGTAGCCATTCCCGTTTGACGTCTTGTATGGGCCAGATGTTGTTGCAGATGGGACAGGTGACGGTGGTGGCGGTGCTGGGTGCGGTGAGTGTGATGCCGCATAGCTGGTTGGGGCAGCGGCCTACAATGCGTGTTTCCTCTGGGGTGAGGTGGACTGGGTTTTGTTCCCTGTGTTTTATTGGGTGACTGGTGTCACTTGTGATTGATAGTAGCGTGCTTCCACTTCGGCTGGTGTCTGGTAGCCCAAGGTTTCATGAAGAC